ATATAGCTCTCTAATCCAATTAACATCTTTATTTATTAAAAAAGTTTGATTACTGCTATTTGTAAAAGACAAAGAATAGGGTGCTAAAAAATCAGTAGGTATGCCTAAATACTGATTGCTTGAAGATAAAGACCCCACCTGATTTTTTCTAAAAACAGGTAACTGAACATTCTCAAGAATACGATCTTCTGCTTGTTTAATAATATCTGGAAGATATGTAGTAAAAGAAGTCTCACTATTCTGAAGATAATTCTGTATTAAGTTTTTTAATTCACCATAAGTCATTGTTTTTTATAACTTTCCACCACCAAATTTTCTTTTAACTTGGTCGTTATAGTTTTCAATTTCTGAATCAGACTTTTGTTTAGCAATGTTAAAATTTCCTTTTGCAGCTCTTTTCTTTGCAGCCATTTCTGCATTAGTACCACCTTCTTTCATAGCCCTTCTTGCTTTTTCATTATATTTTTTAAATGCCTTAGAAGCATCTTTTTTTCTTTTTGTTAATACTTCATTTGCACTTCTTTTCTGAGAAGATTTTTGATCTTTTCTAAAGTTTTCTACCATCTTTTTTTGATCTTTTTTAGAAGAAAATTTATATTTTTCACTATTTTTTAGTGCTTTTAGTTTTTTATCAGACATTTTTTATCCTCTAGCTTGTTGTTACTTTAAGTGTTCCTACCTTTCCATGCATATCAAGACCAACTGTTCTTGATCCAACAGAGGTAACGCCACCACCAATAGGATCAAACGCATACAAACGCCTACTGGCTTCTTGTGCTTTATCAGGTCTTGGGTTCTCCAAAGCAATTGGATCATCAACTGGCGTTCTGCCTAGTTGATACTGAGGTTGATCTTGATCAAAACACTCATGACAAACCAAGAATCCACTCAGTCTTGTGTCAACTACTTCATCTTTTAAATCTTTTAAGTCGTAACGAAAACCGCAACGATCACAAAATCCAAAAGCATACTTACCTTGTGCAAACTGTGTCATTAGTTATTGTAAGATGTCCACGGCACAAAACGAAAATTCGCTTTAACCCTATCTTCCTCCGAAGCTAATTGCCATTGTTCTTCATATTCTTGTTTTAATATAGGCAATCGGTCTGATACTTCTGGTCTTTTCATAGCTATGTAATAAGCCAATCCAGAAACTAAACAAGGTAAAAATCTTTTAGGAACATCCATATTATTGCTACCGGGTGTTCCGCTATCATAAATTTGTCTTATCCGATAATAAGAAACAGTATATGTTTGAGTATCATCAGGCACGGGCCAAAGTGTATATTGTGGCGTTGTTGTAAGTCTTTGAATCCATATCTGTGTAGGCTGACCTGACTGTAATTTATTAGGTATATCAGCATATTGACTAGGTGATATTCTAGTTAGTTGATAATCAGTTTGACTAGAACTGTCTCCAGAATTTAACCTAAGATGAGTTTCCATCAAATCAATCGTATCGTCAGGCAATGTATAGGTTGCTGTATCGGCAGTTAATGTTTGTGTTCCATTTTCAATTGTCCACAAATTAATTCCACGATTTTGCCACTCAAGCATCATCATATCAATACTACGTCTAGCAGTACGATAGTCATAGCCAGTACGAGCTTCTAATCCCGCTCGTTCATAGGCTTCTTCAACAATCTCACCTATATTGAGATTGAAAGCATTAGTGGTCGCAATTGCCATTTACAGCTTTCCACCACCAAATTTTCTTTTAACTTGGTCGTTATAGTTTTCAACTTTAATATCTTCTCCACCCATATACCTAATCATTTTTCCTTCAGCATATTTTACTTTTTTGCTTTTTTTAGGTTTATCAGATTTTGAATCGTAGTAATTAGGCATATAGCCTCCCTTATTTTTTCTTTTTGATTTAGATAATGCTATAGCAACAGCTTGTTTCTGGGGATACCCCTCTCGTTTTAACTTAGAGATATTCCCAGAAATAACTTTTTTAGAGCCGCCACTCTTCAGTGGCATTACTTTTTAGCTTTTTTCTTAGCAGGTTTTTTTGCAGGAGCAAGAGCTTTCATAGCAGCTTGAGCTTCTTTTTTAGTCATTAGACTGCCATCAACGATAACTTCTTCGCCGTCAATGATTTCTGCAACTTGAAAAATTGGCTCTCCACTTGGAACTCTTTCTCCATTTTGAACTACTTTATATTTTGCCATAACAATTCCTAGCTTGGATTAGTGTAATGTTTAATCACAGTCATAACGATAGTATAAACATCGCCACTACTATGACCAACTGTTGTAAACTTAACATCGCCTGTAGAGCCAGTTCCTGCATTATCAGGAATACCGCTAAAATTAGAAAAATCAAATTCATCAGACCAATCAGCAGGAAGCTGAATAGCTAATACATCGGTATCAGCGTCAAATAATATTTTGACACCCATACCGATATTGCTGAAATAGATTTTTTCAATGCTTACCGAACTGCAAGACATTTTCGTTACTGGATTAACAGATAAAGAAGAAACATCAATTTTAGTGACGGCACTCTCTCCAGTACCGTCACTTACGTTAGTAAACTTAAATGTAGCGTGTTGTGCTCCATCAGAGATGGTTTGTGTTGCTACTGCATCAGCCATTATTTACCCCCTTATGCGTCAGCAAATGGAGTTACTAGTGTTCCTGATCCAAGAATAATCCCTTCGACAGCATACTTAGCAGAAGCCATTGCAGTAACTTTTACGATACTACCAGCTAGTCCGCCTTTAGTGCTTCCGTTCATAGTGATTACATCATTGCTTGCACCAGAAATAAAAGTTTTACCTGTTGCATCATCTACACCAGTATATAGACCGCCAACGAACTTATCTGTTCCATCGGTTAGTATGTCCATATCTGTAGCTGCTGTAACAACAACAAATGTAAAAGTAGCACCCAAATTATTAGTTTGATTTGGATCGTCATCTGCATCTGGTGCAGTCGCAACGATAGAAGGTAAAGTAAATTTACCATCTGCATCATTTGTTATTAATACTTTACCAGCATGAGATGCAACTGTAAGTGTTGTGTCAGCAGTTAGACTAACTACGTTAGCGTTTCCTGCCGAAATAAAACCAGCCAATGATTGAACTGGTCCTGAAAAGGTTGATTTTGCCATAATTTCCTCCTACGGAAATAAGTCCTACCGTCTTGGCGAGTCTGCTAGGTCAGTCTGTAGGACAAGTTCACCCTAGATAAAGTTGATGTGGGTTGAGTAAGAAACCCCCACATCACGGGTTCCATTAACAAAATTAAGCTCCTGAAGAACCGAAAGCACCAAGCGGATCAGATACTCCAAATGAATATCTTTCTCTAGCTTTGTACCTCACATTTCCAGTATCAAAATCGCCATCCATGCTCGTTTCCATTGGAGTTCTAACGAAATGTTTGAATCCATTTGGAACATCGGTCATTAAGAACCATGCATCAGTATCAGTTAGATAATGATTCACAGCATAACCACCGGGAACAACGCCCATTGATTTTATCGCATTAATATCATTGTCAGCAGTACCCACTCTGAGATCAGACTGTAGTATCCGTTGAGCAACAAACATCAAGTTAGGCGGTATAATCAACTTCGTTGGTTTTGCAGCAATTAGCAAACCACGCTCGTCAGTCCATCCAGCAATCTGAATAACAGCCGCTTCTAGTGAAGTTTCGTTAAGATCAGCTTGTGTAGAAGGAGTGTTCGAGTTTGTTCCACCTGAAACAAGAGGGTGAGAGGTGCTGAATAAATCAACTCCATCACCTGAATCAAAATCTCCAAATCCTTTATTCAAAGGATATGCAGCTTTGACTTGCTTCGTATAAGCCATAGCTCTGGCAAGTGCTTTAGTGTAGCGTGCAGAAAGCGAATCATAAAGATTATCTTCCATAGCTTCTTCAGTAATAGCAAATCCCATTGCAATGGTTTCGTGGTTGTATCGAGCAGTAAAAGATTCTTGTGCGTTATCATAACTGATAGCAGCACCTTCGTCTTTTACAGGGGCAGCGTTAAAGCCACTTAGCTTGACTTCTTCTTCAAACGATCTGTCTGATGATTCAGTCTCATATATCTCTTCATGCTCATTTTCATACTTGCCGTACTCTAGCCCGAATAACGCATTTAGACCGGGTAAAAGTTCTTTAAGTAACTGTGCTCTTGAAATAGCCATTTATTAAATTCCTTATATTCCAGTTGTGTTATTCATGAGGTGACCAACATTAAACTTGACGATAACATCAGTGTAACTATCTCCAACAGCAGAGTTCGGTCCATCGACAAACTCGATGATACGAACTGGTAGCGTGTTAGTGGTAGCTGCAGTAGAAATATCGACAGCGTTTTTGCTAGTACCTATAGAGGTAGAACCTGCTGTTTGAACAACCGCACAATTAGTTCCCAATACAGCTTGAGCGGCAGAGCCGTCACATTGCATTTGGAAAGTAATATCTGGGTCATCCATAACATAGGCTACAGCATCTGAAGCAGTCGTAGATGCGGGCCATTGTTGATTAAAGGTCTTTTGGCTAGTATTTGGATCGGTGTAAGCACATCCGACAAAAATACCAATTGGAGTTAAAGTAGTCGTACCAGTGTCTTTTTCGACAGTACCGGCAGTGACCC